TCTCAAGATCAATCTCCATAGAGATATACTCACTCAATAAAGATGTCAACTCAGCCTCAGCATCAATACTGTGGTAAGCGTTAAGATCTTGAGCGAATTCTGGAGTCCATTGTGCTTTTAACTTTCTAGTCTTAGCAACAACTGGCTCAGATTTCAACTCTACGTTGATTTCTGGGATAACTAGAGAAGAAACATCTCCTGCAGAAACTGCTGAAGAATCTTCAAAGTCACCTCTAGTAGAATCAGTTGGAGCAACGTGATAAGTTAAAGTTACTTCACTACCATCGTGAGTATCAACGATCATTTCGATGTTTGATCCGTTTACTTTAGTATACTCAGGTAATAAACCAGCTGCAGAAACTCTAAATGCTCTTACACCTTGTAAATCTGCATCAGAAGGAGCTGCCAATACAATCTTATCTTTAGATCCTTCGTTACCGCTAAAGTTTACATCAGCAGCAACCGCAGCAGCATGTGCTGAAGGAGTTATGTTAGCATTTTTAGGCTTGATAGAGTATCCAAATTGACCAGCACCATAAAGACCGCCAGAAGCGTCTCCGTCAGCAACAGTCATTTTGTCTCCAGCAGTAGATACGTTACCGTATAAGTTGTCTGTAGTAGCTCTTCCGTTTACAGCATTGCCGTATTTGAAGTCTAAGTAAAATACTAGCCCAGAAGGCAAGTTCATTGGTTGTACAGATACAAAGTCTTTAGATGAGATTTGAGCGAATACTTTTCTTACCAACGGTAAGGCAACACCAGCCCACTGCTCATTTCCAGCATTTGCCTGGCTAATAGTGCCAGTACCTGTAGATGATTGCTCTGCTACGATTTGCTTTGCTTGATTTTCTAGCATGATAGACATAGTGTCTTTATCTTTACCTTCTAATCCTTCAAGCAATCCAGAAGCAGACCATTTGTCAGCCAAACGAGCAGCATCAGCTTTTAATGCTTTGTAGCCGTTTGCGCTTTCTAATAGGTTGTTAATTTCCATGATTGAAATAAATTTTAAATTTCGTTATTAATAGTTTTAAATAATACCAGCTAATTTTTGCATTCTTTTAACCGCATCAGATACTTCTGAGATTACTTCTGGTTTTGCAGCAGTAGTTCCAGTTGGCTTAGAAGCCATACCTAATTTACTTTCGTTAACATTCTTTGTAGATTTCTTACTTACTACATTTTCAGAAACAGTTTCGAATACTAATTTTACTTCTTTTACTGTTTCAGCTTTATCGAAAGCAGCGATGATGTTAACTTTTTGACTCTCACTAAGGTTATTAGCTTTGAATACTTTATTAACATACATTAATTTTGCATTAAGAAGGTTTACCTCTTGTAGTTGATTCTGTAAAGTTTCAATAGTTGCTAAAGCTTCTGTTAATTCAGAATTATCTTCTTCTTTAACTTCTTCTTCAGTTACTACTTCTTCGTTTACTTCTTCTTCTACTTCTTCAGTAACTTCTTCTTCAATTTCCTCGTTAGTAGCTGATTCTAACTCGGCTAATAATTCATCTAGATCGATTTCGTCATCTTCAGCACCTGCTTCCATGTCGTCCATTGCTGGCTCCATTTCTGCACCTGCATCCATATCGGCACCGTCTAGTTCTTCTTCTCCACCGTCGCCCATTTCCTGAGCGATAATGTCTCGGATAAGGTCTTTTAAGTCATCGACTTCCATGTCTTTAACTTCAACTTCCTCGTCTTCCTCATCGGCTTCTACTTCTTCTTCGCCTTCTGCTTCGTCCTCAGATTCTTCTGAGTCATCCTCGGCTTCTTCCATTGCGTCTTCATCATCTTTCATAGCTTCCTCTACATCTAACTCTTCAGCTACTTCTTCAGACTCTTCAACAGTTGTATCAACTGCTTCCTCTACTTCTTCTTCGACTTCGTTTACTACTTCTTCTTCAACTTTGGAATCTTCCATTTCTTGAAGTTTAGCAGCTAACATGTCCTTTAGATGTGGAGTTAAAGACTCTTCTAAAGCTTCTTTAGCGTTAGCAATAGCGGCTTCTCTGATAGATTTAGCTTCAGCAATAGCTTGCTTGAATAAATCTTTGTTTGCCATTTTAAAAAATTTGTTTGATTTCTACGATTATTGTAATCGTAATAGGAAAGTTCGTTTTATTTAATACAGTATAGATGACTGTATATTCTTATATAAATATATAAGAGTTCCGGAAAACCTATATAGCAGCTATAATTTCTTTTCCTACTTGTGCTATATCTCTACCTTTGAGTGCTGATTTGGTGAGTCCTAGTGCGGCTGTTCCTACGTTTGCGCCTCTAATAGCGTTAAGAGCACCGACTCCTGCTGAGATTCCTAGTCCTGCTAATATTGCTATAAACAGTCCTTTCGCAATATTACTTCTTTTATTTTCATCTTTAACAAAAGGTTTAATAACAGATGCTATTACATTAACCATTGCCTTTTCGTTATCATGAGCCCAATTGTGAATAGCTTCTGCTTTATCGGCAGCTTTATCTAAATTGAGTTTACGTAATACTTTAGCTGAGTATTTGCCTAAAATATCAATAATTGTATTAGAAGCAAGTGCCCAACCTAAAATACCAACAGCAGTTAGAGCTTCGTCTAACTTGCCATCTTCCATTTCTTGATCTAAAGCTGCTTTTAACTCTTGACCGAGTACAGTTTCATCGCTTTCTAATAAGATATCGTGGAGTTTCACTATGCTCTTAATATATCGTTAATAATAGAATCTAAATTCATATATTTAGAAACTTTCTTTTTAGCTTCGTTTAACGATATAGGGTTCATAAATGCACCGTGAGTTGATGGATTAGATACAAAATCCCAACATACTAATTCAAAGTCTGGTTGTACTTCTAAATTACCTTCGTTAGTTTGTTGAACTGATCCGGTACCTCTAGAACTAATACCGATAGTATGTCCTGCTTTGATTATTTCTTTTACAATATTACCTGCTGGTGTGTTTAGTAACTCAACTTTACCCATTAAGTCATTTCCGTTCCACCATAGCTTTTTTACAATATGAGAAGCATTTTTTAGAGATACAATAGGAGATTCAGGATGATCTAATTCGCCATATGCATTACCGTTTTTAACGAATTCTTGCATATACTTGTCCGTCTCTCTTTCTAAGATAGCTTTAGAGTAAACTCTACCGTTTTGATTCTTAGCTGTTGCTCTTTGCATAACACCTTCCACTTCAAATACTCCCGGTTTAGTCTTTGACTCGGTTATTACAGGTCTAAATGTTGATACTTCTACTAATAGTTGTGCCATGTCTTATTTTTTAGTCTCTCTTAATGTTCCATTTACCGTAGGGGTATAAACAGTATCTTTTACTGGTTCCGCTTCTCCTAAAGGTGCTTCTCCTGAATTATGTCTGTCTATATCTCTTTGAGAGATAACTCTTACTTTTGGTTGATCTAAACCTTTAGTAAATCCTTGTCTAGTTACTGGTCTAAGGTCTTTTATAAATGCTGTTTCGATAGCTGGAGCTAGAAATCCTCCTACTTTTAAACCTTCTTCATTTCTTATACCACCCATTGCATCGAATGCTTTCTGAATCTTACCTCTAGTCTTATCGTAATATGATTCTATATCTGTTACTACATCTTGTAATTGTAAAAGTACTGATTTCATTCCTTCAAATCCTCCGTAAGCATCAGTCATTTTAGCTAACTCTTGAGTAGCTGCTTCATTAATAGTTCCTTCTTCTAGTACTTTTGAAATGATAGCTTTGATGTTTTCTTTTACGATTTCATCTTTACCCATTGCTTTTTTGATAGCTTTATCTTTAGCGGCCATATAATCATCTTTATCAACGTCTCCGTCTCCGTCATGATCTTTACCTTTCTTTTCAGATACTTCAGATCCATACAAACCTATAAGATTAAAAGCTTTTTTAAGTTTAGGAATATGCTTTGCTTTTACTATTGAAATACCTTTTTCTAATGTTCCGTCTGCAGCTAATTTATCATATAAATCCATTGCATCTTTCACTCCTTGTGCTGTTAAGCTGTCTTGATGATCTTTTAATGCTTCAGCTATTTTTTCAACAGGCATATCTAAGTGGTAACGAGCATTACCAGGTGCAAATAAATCACCTATAACTTCGTGAACCATATGTTCATCTCCATCAACGTCTTTGTCTCCGTCGTGATCTTTTCCTTTACCTTCATTTGGGCTATGCATTATATCTACTCCTAAATTATAATGCTCACCTAAAGCATACATTACTTCTTCTGCTTCTTCTGCTTCAGTAGTATCGTTTTCAGCAGCTCTATCTTGTATGAGAGCAATAAACTCTTGTAAACTACCTACTCTTTCATTCATTTCTTCTCCGTCATCAGTACTACCTGGTCTGAATAGTTTAGATTTAGGATCCACATACTCCTCTACATCTCTATTAGGATTAGCTCCTTCATTGAATTGAATTAAAGTTTTTTTAATAGCTTTCTTAAAATTTCTAATATGATCTAAAGCTTCTGATTTATCTCCGTCTTTTATAGCATCAATTGCCATACCTAAATGACTATTTTCTGAATGATAATTAACATCTTCAAAAGAATCATACAGTGCTTGTAAAGTATCTAAATTAGTGTTTAACCTAATTTTCATACCAAACTCTAACATACCTTCATAATCGAAGTCAGAAGAAAACATGTCACCTGGTTTAAATGCTTTTACGGGTTTATCTTCTCTACCGTACTTTTCGATAGCTTTCATATCTTCGTCAGATAATTCTTCTTCCATATTTTTAGCAGCTGCTTTGTATTTAGTAGCATCGCTTCCGCCAGTTTCTGGTTTCTTATTACCTTTTCTGTCAATACCCATTACTTCGCCCATAAACTTAGCTTTAGCAGCATCAAAGTCTCCTTTATAAAGACTATCAACTACTTTACGACCTAAAACTTCTAAATCATCATCGCTTAAAGAATGAGGTCTATTAAATCCTTTTAAGTAACCTTGACCTATCATTCCATAGTCTGCTGGATCAATAACGTCTTCCACAGACTTAGCAACTTTTTCTTGCATATAATCTCCAGGCATTTCGTAGTTAACTGATAGGTACTCTTCAAAATTATCTAATGCATCTTCAGGTTCTTGATCTCTTGATTCAGGATGAGTTTCAAAAAAGTCTCCTATAATTTCATCATCAATCAAACTCTTACCTGTTTTAGGATTAGTATAATGTTTAATGATAAAATTAGCAATAGACTCTTCTTGGTTGCTTTCAGCCATACCGTGAAGGTCTTTATACCAAGCTTTATATTCTTCATCTCTATCTAAGTTAGCTAGTAACTCAGGAGCTAAAGAATCTAATCCGTGATCGTCTACTTTTTGTACTGCAGCTTCTGCTTCATCTGGATCTTCAACGTACTTTAAGACGATTTGAAGTAAAGCTTCCATATTTTCATTATCGAAAGCTGTTGGTATGCCAGCTTCTTCTTTTAGGTCGGCTTTTTTCATACCATTGAAAGTATCTACTTCTTTACCTTTTTTAAACTCTACCGGTTTATCGTGCTTATCGACCTTATTAGATTCGCCTGATAGTAGGTTTAGGTAGTGTAAAGGATCTTTCTTTAAATTCTTTAAAGCTTTATCTTTTGCTTTAGCTTGATCTTCTTCTGATACTGAATCATGGGACATTAGCCCCATTCCTTCTAATTCTGCGTCAATACCTCTTCTAATAGCTTCATCTGATATATTTTCAAATTCTGCATATTCTGGTAGCTTATCTTCTTCAGATATCATACCTTTACTTTTAAGTATTGATACAGCATCATTATAGCTAGTAAATTGATTTATCAAGCTTGGCTGTGCCATACGAGCATCTCTAACGAATTGTGCTTTTGAAAAAGATTCGTTAAGTACTCCTCTATATTTTTCTGTTAACGTTTTCATCTAAATAATCAAACATTTTAGTGTTATAAGGTCTTTTTTTTTGCTTTACTACTTTGTAACCTAGTTTCTCCATTTTTTTTGTTGCTCGGTTCTTTTTATTTCCTTTCGAAAAAGCAAATGGAGTTTGATAGCCTGCAACGCCAGCTGTCGTACTCATTTCTTCGATTACTTCTCTTACCGCTTTTATTAATGCACTTCGTTTCATAGTTTACGCATTTCGTTAACTAAGTCGTAATATTGCATTAAATTAATTAAATGGTTATCTGTAATCTTTTCAGTTTTCTTAATAGGGTTAATTCCTTTTAATACTTCCTGTAATTTTATTTTTACTACTTCGTCTTTGATTTTATTTGCTAGTTCTTCAACTTCTTTTCTAATCTTTTCTACTTCTTCATTGACTAAGTTTCTTAATCTAGTAGTAGAGTTAACTGAAGTAATAAATTCTTTTAAAATATTCTTTTGTTCTGGTAATAAAGATTTATAGTTAGAGTTAAATTTCTCTAATAGTATTTTATATGTTAATAAACGTAAATCTTTATCATACTTAGAATACTCTTCTATTAATGTATCTTTTACTGCTTCTTTATCTATTTCACTAGATGTTAAATGCTCTAATACAGTTAATTTATTATTAACCAAGAATTCTGGGTTAACTAATGTTGTATTATTTTGAGCTTCTAACAAGCAATATAAAGCTGCAAGAGGTTTATAATCTCTTACTTGAATAGCAAAAAATTCTTCTATATTATAGTTTTCTTTTAATTCTGCTATTAATTTATATTTAGACTCTTTAATAGTCTTTTGATTAAATTTCCTAGAAATTTCGGTTATTGTAGATATAACTGTTTCTGCTTTTGCTTCGCTTAAATTATTATTCTTTAGAATATACTCGTACAATTTAAGTTCTTTAGCTAGCACAGTATTACCGCCGAAGTATTTCTTTAGTATACCAACTGCAGCTGATTCATTCTTAGAGATAGTATCAGCAGCTATTTGTTTAACTAACAGTTCGAAAATTAAACCGGTATTTTTAAACTTTGAATGTTTTATCTTCATAATATACGGTTACTATATATAAATATGGGTTAGTCCTCTAAATCTCGTAATTGAGTTTCATCTAATAGTTTAGATTTAGTTTCTTTTGTTTCTTCAAAGATTAATTCTTTTCTATCTTCGAAGGAATCTTTGATTTGTTGATAGACTGATTGAGCTTTGGTTGTGTTGGTTTCCATTACATTTTCATTATCAGAAGGGAACCCTCCATGCATGCCGTGAATGCCTAATCTATCTCTTCCTCCCATAGGATCGTCGTTAGTACCGTATACCGACGCTTTTGTTTTTGGTCTTCCGCCTTCAGGGCCTATTTCATTATATCCTGATGGTACTGAACCTGGTCCTCCTCCTTTTTCTGTAGCGGTAGCTCTTCTACCGTACATAGATGCTAAATCATGTGGAGTACCGTATGATCTACCTGATTTAGCAGGATCATTACCTTCAGCTTCTATTTGAGCATGTCTAAAGGCTCTCTTACCATCTTCTCTAACTAAATCTCTCATCTCATTATAAGTATCTTCTGACATATCAAATATGTTCTCATAAATGTAGTCTGAGGAGAATAATTTAGAATCTTTCATTTGATTAGCTAGATCAACTTTTTCTTTTAGTAGGGCTACTTTCTCTTGTTCGTATATTACAGAAGGATTAGTAAGCTTTAATTCGAAGTTAGTTAAACTCTCTCCGGTAAAACCTTGAGTATATAAATGAACCAAAGCAATTTTAGTTAACTCTGATTCTAAGATCTTTTGTATTCTTTCTACAGTTCTTGCAAATCTTATATCTTCTGCTGCTAATGTCGCTTTACCTTGTAAGTCTCCTTCGTACCCGAAATATGCTTTTGGAATCTTAAGAGCAGCAAACATCTTAGCTTGTAGATATTGAATATCATTAGTACCGTCGTAATCTAAACCTTTAGTAGTTTCGATTCTAGTAGAAGCATCTCCTCCTCTTACGGGAACATAGAAATCCTCCATCATGTTCTGCATATTAAACTTCAAGTTATATTGACCAGTTTTTGGATCAACATAAGGAGTCTTTTTCATAGTGTTGATAGTCTTTTGCATAAACTGATCAACTTCTGCAGGAGGAATAGAACCAACATTAACAAAGAAAGTTCTCTTTTCAGGAGCTCTCATTATACGATGAATTAACATCGCATCTTCCATTAACGTTAATTGTTTAAATATTTTTCTAGCTGGTTCAATATAAGACCTACCGTAAGGTAAGTAAGCATGATCAGAAAGTAATCTAAAATGAGCTACTTCGTAATTATCTAGTTTAATTACGTTTGAATCTTTTTTAGGAATATAGTTTGGGTCTGCTGTTGATGCTAATCCTGCTGGATCTATAGTAAACTGTACTTCAGAAGGTTTCTCTGCATTAGCACCTTCGTGTCTAGACATATTATACACTGTGTACGGAAGGATATTGTAGACACCAAACTTTTCAGCTATTTCTAATTTTAAGAAGTAGTCTCCATACTTGAGCATACCTCTTGTCCATGACCATAAATTAAACTCAATATTTAATACATCGTAAAATAAATTATAAAGTACTCTTTGTAGATTTTCATCTGAGGATTTTACTGATAGTACCTCTCCTAAATCGTTTTTAAGAGTAGCTTCATCAGCTAATATATCTAATGCAGAAGCAATAATAGGATCAGTATCCATAGCTTCATAGTCTGAGTATAGTTGAATTCTTAACGTTTGGTAGTTAAGAGTAGGATTAAATAAGTTTTTATTATTGTATATATGCAATCTTGAGAATCTATCTATAAGTGCATTAGTCTCAAAATTACCCGTAGTTTGAATACGGTTAATGTCGGCTACCTTAAGTTCGGTACCGCCAACATTTCTTATTATTACATCCGAAGAGAAGAGTCTCTGTAGTCTTCCAAATAATGATTTATCGGCCATTCAATGAATATTTAGATTCAGTATATATTATAAATAGCTACATTATAATAACCAAGATATATCTTCTTGACCGTAGCCATTATCTATAATATAAGGATTATTTTGCTGATTTCCAACTCCTTTCATAACTGCTTTGTTTTTAGCATTTAAATTCTGAAAAGAAGATAATTGAGCTCTAGCTAAATCCATACCTTGTTGTCTTAATCTTAATGCAGTATCTCGTACATATAAAGCAGTTGCGGCGGATATAAGTAAATCATCGTTATAGTTAATCTGTGCTTGAGGTTTTCCGTTTTTCCATACAAATACTCTCATTTCACCTAATAATCTCTTAGATTGAATAGTAACTCCTCTTTCTCTAATGTACTCTATCATTTTAGCTACTACTAAAGGTCTTGTTCTAACTGACATAGTAAAGCCTGGTACTAATTTATCTCTTTCGTATTTAGACATATAAGATTCTACTGTTTCCATTTGAGAGGTAGAACTATAGTATAGATTGCTATATTGACGTTCTAATATCTGTTCTATTGTAGCCCAACCAATATTAGCATTTTCTACTACTAATAATGCATCATTAAACTCTGATGCTATTCCTACTAATACGTTACCAAAATCTTTAGGAGATAATTTACCTTTATATTCACCTACTTGAGTACAAGACTCAATATCGAATATATGAAATGCAGAATAGTCGGCAGAATCACCTCTAGCAACGTCAGCTACTACCATATAAGATTTAGTATAATCTACTCCTTCCCATATCCATAAATTACCATCTACACCTCTTCTTTCTAAAGGTTCTTTTAAATATGTTTGTTCGTAAAATAACATATCATCTGGTTCGAATACTGTATCACCAGAAGCTAAGAAGTCACAATCACACTCTTGACCTGCCATTCTAGGACCTAAATCTGAGTCTTGTTGTTCTCTCCAAGATTCATCTCTTTCAGGATGTACCGTCCAAGGTAGTTTTATAGGTAAGAAGCTATTTTCTCCTGCTTCTGCTTTCTCCCAAGTTTGATGGAACCAGTTACCAATACCATTAGGTGTTGATAAAGCCATACATTGACCACCGGTTGCTAAGGTTTGTTGAGCTGCTGTAAACGTTTCTTCAATGTTATCAACAAAGGCTGCCTCATCGATAAGTAGTAATGATACTGCCTCGGATCTTGCTGCATCTGTATTAGAAGATTTCGCTGTAATTTTAGATCCATTTTTAAGTCTTAAAGATAGTTTATTCTTTTCTAATGCTGTCAAACGTAACCATTTAGGTAACTGATCATACATAAACATTGTCTTCGAAACTAAGTTACGAGCTGTAGCTTGAGTAGTTGCTAAAGCAAGAACGTTTTTATCTTTATGGAATAACATTAACCATAGTGAATAAGCAGCAGATAAAGTTGATATACCTAACTGTCTTGACTTTAAAGTAATAATATATTGATTATCTCTAAATAAATGTAATACTTTAGACTGAAATGGATAAAGATTAAAGAGTATTCTACCACGAGTAGGATGCTGAATATAGCAGTACTTCTTCATAAAGTACGCCGGATCCTTAGCACATTTTATATACTCCTGTGCTATTATCTTTTTAATATCTTGTGCCATAACTAACTTACTTTAATGTAAACAGATGAAATAGAACTTTTTGATCCTGCATAATTAACTATGTCTGTTAATGCATTGGACACTGATGCTTTATCTCCTGTTTCAATAATTTTTATAAACGAAAGAGCTTGATATTTTGATGATATCCAGTCAGTACTCTTTTCTTTTAGTTCTTCAGAGGATATATTAAACCCTCCGTATTTTTTTGCAATATCAATAAAGTTGTTTACAAACTCATCTGATAAATTAATCGAATCTGCTAATGCATTTTTCTGAGTAGGTAGTGGATCTAGTCCTGCTTTCTGAATTAGGAAGCTTATTACTCCTCCTCCGATCTTTCCTTGGTTAGCAGTCTTACCTTTTATTTCTCCTTGAAAGCTTGTACCATCTGTGGTAAAGGTTCTTAATTGCATCTTTGTGCCAGAGTCAAAATTTATGTAAGCATCTTTAGATGTAGGTGATACTGTAGAAGAAGCGTATCCATCTTTTTCAGCAGATGTTTCTTTATTTAGAACACTCATTTTACTGTCTGGTCCTAACTTCTTTAATGACACTCCTATAAGTTTCTTTTCACTAAATAACTCTAATAGGTGGTTGTTTAATTCAGCTATATCTCCATTACGTAGTGTAACGTTTTTAATTGATGGTGATACAATCCATATATCTGCAGGGTTCCATTTATCATTTGATATTCTCCATCCGTTATCTTTTCTAACTTTTTTCCAGGCTGTGTATATAGAATCTACAAATGATGAGCCTCTGTGGTATTCAAAACCAGTTCCTGCAAAAGAGTTAAGTTTCTTAGCAGTATTAATAAAAGTTAAAGCCCAACCTGGTGAATTAATAATAAATTGAATTGTATCAGCAACTGGAGTATTAGAGTCAATATCACTTACTACAGAATTAAGTTTTTCTTCTGTTAAATCTGCTACTGAGATTTCACTACCTATCTTCTGTGCTAAAGCATTAACTAAGCATTGAGCTGTTTCTTGAATAGCTGTCTGTGCAGCACCTCCTCCAGAACCTTTTCCTCCTCCAAAATCATCAGATTTTTTAAGTTTAGAAGTAGTAATAGACTCTCCTTCTTTATTAAACAGTTTTACAGGGCCTTTGTCTACACTCCAATCTTCTAGTTCAGCTACTTTTTCTCCTCTTGGATCATATACTAAAAAAGTATCTTCACTTTTATCTAACTCTAAACGTTTATTATTTTTAATTTTATCAATTAAGATATCTATTCTTTCTATTTTACTTTTAGAATTTTGCTTACTTAACTCTTTAGGAGTAAGGGGTGTTTCATTTAGATTAAAACCAAACATAGATTCAAATAGAGCCATATCCTCTTGACTATTAATGTCAGGATATCCTTTTTTGGTCTTATAGGACCATTCTAGTATAACTCTATCTATAAGATTCATATTATGAGTTTATTATAAACCTTTTTCTTCTATATAATCCTCTAATACGGACTGTAAGGCAATATGAGCAGATGTTCCTGGTTGTTCATCCATAAGGTTTATAGCGGTTTTAGCTATTTGCATAATAACTTCTTCTCCTTCTTGGTTAGCGTAAAATTGATGATCACTTTCTTGATCTTCTTGTAAGTAGTCCATTTCTATTTGTTCTGCCCAGTGATCAGAATTAAAAGTTTGTTCTCCTTCTCCTGCTTCGTCTGCGTGAAAGTTTTTTATACCATCAAATGCCTCCTCAAATGTATCATCATCTAACTCATCACCTATTGCTGCTTTTACAGCGGCTTTGAATTTAGGAGGAACTTCTTCTAA